CTTCTGAGACCCTCCGCAATCTCGGAAGCTCTTTAAAACACTCTGCGGACCTCACTCACCAAATCCCCGAACACATCAATGCTGCTCTTTTTAACATTACTGATAGTTTACGAACTATCCCTGCGACGATAGCCGACTGTACAGTTGACTTGAAGAACGTAGTTAAAGAGCACATCCACACGATTGGAGATTCTGTCTGTAAGAACGTGACTGAAGGGCTCATAATGCAAAGCCAGATGGCTGGCTCAGTGATGAGCGCATATGGGCACATGGCTATAGTTCTGTGTGAATGTAGCATATTGTACATGACTGAATCCCTCCTCCCCAAACCGATTTGGTGTATTCTTGTTGGAATGGCTGTCCTCCGATGGCTAGACTGGCAAAAGTATATCGCCTCTGCAGTTAAGAACATGTGGAGCCTAATCTCGACTTATTTCCGCTATGAGACCAGTGAAAACCCTAATGATTCAGAAGAAGTCCCCGAACTCCAATCAAGTACGGGGGATATTCTGATGAAGGTAATTGCTGGAGGCTTATTAACTGTGCTATTCAAGATCATTCTCAATCAAGCACCTGGCGATCTTACTGTAAAGAAATTCATTGACTCTGCCGACCTTTCATTCAAAGTGAATCGATCCCTCTCCGTCATCCCACAACTGTTGGAATCCACCACCTCCATTTTGCAACAGGTTGTTGTCTATCTCGCTGGACACAACATGACGGACGATCAGGCTCTAAACGACGAGTTCGAAGAAATCAAGGGAGCGTATTCCCAGTGGGGAATGCGCGTCTCGGAGTTGTCAAGCTCCGACACCAAACTTGAATGCGAGCAAAATCCCGCCCTCCGACTAGAGATTCTCCGACTAAGAGACGAAGCCGACGTGTTCGCAAAGACATGTCTCAACGCAAAATGGCCCGCCTCTTTTCGATCCACCTTCAACCTTCATTATAATAACATAAAGGAATTGGCGAATCATGTTAAGATCTTCAAACGAGTGGCGCAGTGGCGAATTGACCC